CGCGAGAAGAAGTGCCTGGAAGAGCAGCACAATGCTACCCATGAAGGCCATCACTGGTGGTTTGAACAGCACAGCCCCCAGCCGGGTCCTGGGGGGTGGCTTTCGCGGTGGCGTCGTGGGTCCCCGGGGCGCGGTCTCCGTTATGGCGACCGGCCATGCCGCCTATGATAATCGGAAGCGGCAAACGTTGTTGAAGAATATCAGAAAGGGCGCGTGATGGATTTTCAAGACCCTACGGTTACCGCGCGGGGCTACCTTGTGAAGCACACCGTCACGCCTGTGTTCCTTGATGAACCTGATTCGGATTCTTACGACTACCGTAAGCCTTGCGTCATTATCAAGGATGTTGGTTCGCGGGTGCTGTATCAAGGCTCTTTTCTAGAGGCGGCGCTTCATTTTGACGTTCGAGCGGATACCCGCGAAAACGCAGAGGCGTTAGCGCGTCAAGTGTTTTCGATTATGCATGAGTGGCACGGGTTCGATACCTCAGTTGTTCCTCAAGATAACAACGATTTTCCTAAATGGAGTCCCGAAGCCGATAGGCGGATTCCAGCGTATGAATTTACTTACCGGGCGTGGTTTCGCCCGTCCACACAAAATAGTTAGGAGTGCCTAGCATGGCAGATTCTCTTTCGGGTGTTGCCGCGATTCTCACCGGTAAACCACTCAAGGCGACCGGCGGAGTAACCCGCGCGCCTATCGGTACGCCGCTTCCTACAGATGCGACTACTAAGCTCAATGCGGCTTTCGTTCCCCAGGGCTTCATCTCTGAAGACGGTGTTACCCGTACTACGGATGCATCGGACGACAAGATTAAGGCATGGGGCGGACAGGTCGTGAAGGTTGTCCGTTCTGACTTCTCTGTTAGCTACAAATTTAGCTACATGGAGTCTGCATCGGCTACCACCCTCAAGTCTATTGTGGGTGAAGAGAACGTTACTATCACTGAACCTGAGTCTGGTAAGCACAACGGTAAGGTAGCGGTGAAAATCAACGCTAAACCCGCGCCGCGCGCTTCCTACACCTTGGAGATGTTGGACGAAAATACCTTCATTCGTGAAGTTATCCCCATCGGTCAGATTTCCGTTTCTGGTGATGTGAAATTCACCCACTCTAGCGTTATTAGCTACGAAGTGACTATCGAAGCGCTTCCCGATTCCAGCGATAACAACGCTTACGAATACCAGGATACTGTGCTTCCTGAGAAGCTGGCAGAAACTAAACAGGCACTAGGCGTTTAATAGCGTCTAGCTCGATACCGCCCCGGCGCGTTTTCGGCTCTCACGCCGGGGCGGGTATTCCCCTTTAGAGCCGATAACCATAACGAAGATAAGGAGCCGAACAATGGCACAGAAAGCCAAAGCAAAGAAGACTTTTACCCGTAAATCGCAGAAACGTTATGAGATGGTGACTTTCATGACCCCGATTTACGAAGAGGAATTTACTTTCCCTGCTGTGAAGCACATGAGTCAGAAACTAGCACTGTCGCTAGATTCAGGTAAGTTCACTGAGTTCTACGAATGGCTTCGTAACGCGGGGGTATCTGAGGAAGAGATTGACGCGTTCGCCTCTTTGGATGGTGAAGAAACTCGTGAATTTATTGACGCTTGGAGCGACGGGCAGGTGGCTACCCTCCCAAAATCATAGCCACGGTTGAGCTGTATAACTCGCACCCGGAAGCGGTTATAGCAGAGCTTACCCCGGCGGGTATCCAGTGGCATAACATCGGTGAGACGCACACGTGGGATGAAGTTATTTCGGTTCTCACGTGTGCGCCGCCTTGGGGGCCTATCCAGCGGGCTATGAACCCTAAGACCTGGATTTGGGGTGTACCCGGTTATGACGAATTGGTTACTATTGTTGAGCTTTTAGCCACAGGCAATGTACAACGCGGCAACGCATCGGGTGCTAAGCGCTCTGATTTCCCGCAACGGATACGCCGTCCATATGATGAACGGGATGTTGTGGAAAAGAAGACCGTGGGTAAAGCGGAAGATGCACGTGTTGCAGCGGCTATTGTCAATGAGCATACCGGCGTTGATTTCGCGTCTGTTTTGACTCGATAACTTGAGAGAGGGTGTATTGTGGGTGCTACCGTTGAACTAGCTACCGCCTATATCACGCTTGCGGCGGAAACGCGTGGGCTATCGAAACAGATAGCTTCGGAATTGCGGGCTAGTGAACGGTATGCATCTACCACAGGCCGTAATATTGGCGATAATATCCGACAGGGTATTGCGTCTCGCAAACCGGAAGCGGATATTACTGGGCTTCATGAAAAGGTAGAAGCCTCTCAAAAGAAGCTCGCAGCAGCAACGGATAAGGCTTCGCGCGACCGCGCCGCCGCCGCCCGGCGTGTTGAGATAGCTGAGGCGCGGCTCTTTGAGGTCAAGCAGAAAGATAACGCTACTGAGTCTCAGGTACTCGCAGCGCAAGACCGGCTGACTACGGCGCGCGCTCGATACACAGAGGTTTCGCGCCGGGGCGTTTCGCAGATTATTGCGCATAACGAAGCGCTCAAATCTGCACAAGCGAACCTCAACGCGGCAACGCAGAGCGCGAATAGCGCCCTGTTCGCACCAGCAAATAACGCCGTCTCAACTGTTCGCCGTATGGTGGCAGAGACGGGTAATGCGGGTGGCGTGTTTACCCGATTCGGTAACCTCGCTCGAAGCGCGTATGATGGTGTAGCCACCGGCGCGTCTCGAACAGCGAGTGTTACTCGTAGCGCTTTTAGCGGTGTAGGGGATGTTGCGTCTAGCCTGTTCCGTGGACGTTTCTCAGAGGCGTTTAGCACGGTAGCTAGTGGCGCTAAAAATACCGCGTCTTCTATGGCGGGGTCTTTTAGCTCAGGGGCTTCTCGCATCTGGCATTCACTCACCGGCGCGTTCCGTGGTACCTCGGATACAGCAGGTGCAGAGGGCGCGGCGGCATCTAGCCGGTTCTCGGGTGGATTCCGTGGGATTCGAGAGCGCATATCTAGCCATTTGCACGGGTCTTTCTCTAGCGCTACTGGAAGCGCAGAGGAAGGCGGCCGCCGGGCGGGTACCGGATTCGGTAATGCTTTCAAATCGGCGGTTACCGGTATTCTCGCTTATGTGGGTATCCAGCAGATTACCGCGCTTACCTCGAATTTCATTAAAGAGGCGGGCGACCTCGAACAGTCGCTTGGCGCTGTTGATGCGGTGTTCAAGGATTCCGCCGGGCAGATGCACGAATGGGCTAAGACCGCTGCAACCTCTGTGGGTATATCCCGCAATGAGTATAATCAGTTTGCCTCTGTGCTTGGTTCTATGCTCAAAAACGCCGGTACGCCTATGGAGCAGCTAGGCGACAAGACGAATAAACTTATTAGTCTTGGTGCTGATTTAGCCTCTATGTATGGTGGCACGACGGCGGAAGCGATTGAAGCTATCAGTGCCGCGCTTCGCGGTGAGATGGACCCTATCGAACGATACGGTATTTCGCTCAATGACGCTATGCTTACTCAAGAAGGATTGCGTCTCGGTATTCAGAAAACCGGCGGGTCTTTCGACACTCAGCAGAAACAGCTTATTGTTCAGTCTCTGTTGTTCAAACAGTCAGCAGACGCGCAGGGCAACTTTTATAGGGAAACTGATACCTATCAGCACAAGACACAGGTTCTTGCGGCGAAATGGGCAGACCTTTCAGCTTCTATCGGTGAACGGTTCCTACCCTCAGCCGGTGCAGCAGCGGAATGGGTAACCAATTCCGGGCTACCTGCGTTCGAGCAACTGGCAAACGGTCTAGCTAACGTCTCTCAATTCCTCGGTAGCACGATTCAATATTGGGGGCCTTTCGTAGCTGGTATGGCCGCTGTGCTTGTACCCGCCGGGTTAGTAGCAGCCGCGATATGGGCAGGAACGACGGCAGTAAGTGCATTAGCCACCGCTTTCACCGCGTTAGGTGTTGCGGAGGGCGTAGCCCTGTGGCCTATCTATGCTATCGTTGCAGGTCTAGCCGTTCTTGTAGGCGGTTTGGTTGCCGCATACACTAATATTGGTTGGTTCCGTGACTTGGTAAACGGAGCATTCCAGGGTATACAGTTTGTCGCCGGTATCGTCTGGCAAGCTGTTCTAGATGCAGTAAACGCCTTCGTTACTTGGTGGCAGACATACGCTCAACCCATTATCGACCAGGGTATTCAAGCTATACAGTTTGGCATGATGTGGCTGTGGCAAAACGTCATGATTCCTGCTTGGCAGGGTATCCAGACCGTCATTCAATGGGCGTGGGAGAATATTATCCAGCCCATCTTCACTGCCATAAATGACGTGGTTACGCATCTGCTCGCACCGGTCTTTGTGTGGCTATGGCAGACGATTATCACGCCTGTCTGGCAGGGTATCGTGAATGTCGTTACCTGGGCATGGACTACAATTCTGCAACCCATGTTCCAAGGCATTTGGGCATTCATCACTGATATTCTTGCGCCGGTCTTTGTGTGGCTGTGGCAGAACATCATCACCCCGGCATGGCAGGGCATTAGCGCGGTTATCGGCTTCGTTTGGAATAACGTAGTCAAACCGATATTCGACGCTATCGTTTGGGTGTTGCAGAACATTGTAGGCCCTGTGTTTACATGGCTCTGGAATGAGATTGTCACCCCGGCGTTCAACGGTATTCGCATTATCATTGAAATTGTCTGGAACGTCATTCGTGTTATTTTCGACGCTATCTATCACGTCTTGAAAGATGTGCTTGGACCAGCGTTTTCCTGGTTGTGGGAGAACATCGTCAAACCAGTCTTCAACTGGATTGGCGACCACATCGGCAAGACAATGGGGTGGATAAAGGATAACGTCCTAAGCCCCTTGGGTCATTGGCTACAGAACGATTTCGCTAATGCATGGAGCAAGACCGTTGAGATAATCGGTCAAGCGTGGGATACCCTCAAGAAGGTTGTGGGTACCCCCGTAAAGTGGGTTGTGGATACTGTTATTAACGGCGCGTTGATTGACGGCTACAACAGCCTAAATGACGTATGGAGCGGCGCGGATATTCCCCGTATCAACACGGGCGGCATTCCGTCGTTCGACGTTGGCGGTTACACCGGCCCCGGCGGGAAATACCAACCCGCCGGTATCGTCCATGCGGACGAGTTTGTCATTCGTAAGGAGTCACGCGCTCGGTTTGAGCGTGATAACCCCGGCGTGTTGGATTACCTCAACAAGCATGGTAGGATTCCCGGATTCGCTAACGGCGGGCGCGTACCGGGCTTTGCAGACGGCGGATGGGTACCGTCTGATAAGGTCAAGGACGCTATCAAGAGGCAAAATAGTTCTCTTGACGCTAGGGCGGGTAAAGCTGTTGATGACGCTGTGGACTGGGGTTTTGACCGCGTCAAGGACGCGATTCTTATTCCCGTTGATACAGCGGCTAACCTCGCTAAAGAGAAGTTCGCAGGTAATGAGTTTGTCGTTGGCGCGGTTGGTCTGGCCCAAAAGTCTGCACACGATATAGCCGATTTTGCGAAAGAGAAGATTAAATCTTTCGTGCCTAAGTTCAACCCCGGTGCGGGTGTTGAGCAATGGCGGCCAACCGTTGAGCAAGCTCTCGGTATCGCCGGGCTACCGGTAACACCTGATTACGTCAATGCGTGGCTGTCTCAGATTCAATCCGAATCGGGTGGCGACCCCGGCGTGACTCAGAACGGGTATGTCGATATAAACACGATTACGGGCGATTTGGCGCAGGGTCTCGTTCAGGTTATCGGCTCTACGTTCGCGGCTTACCGTGACCCGTCGTTGCCTAATGATAGGCGGCACCCGCTCGCTAACCTCGTTGCAGGTATGCGTTATGCGGCGGCTCGGTACGGACGCGGCGGGATGCTCGGTGTTATCGGACATGGGCATGGCTATGCAGACGGCGGTAGGGTTACCCCGGCGCTCTATGATAAGGGCGGGGTTATCCGTCGTGGTGTGCAG